AATCGCGGCAGGCTCTTTTGAAATCACAGTTACAAACGTTTCTGGCGGTTCATTGAGTGAAGCAATTGTAATTAACTTTGTTGCCCTTAAAGGTGCTTCAAGTTAATGGGATTGTTTGCTTTTAAGCGAATAAGGGAGAAAGAAGCTGCCGTTGCGGTGGCTTCTTTTCCTACTAAAACAAAAAAACGTAAACCCAAATCTAAGGTCGAAAATGGCAATAACCATAACAGCAACGGCGGGAGACGCGTCAGCAAATAGTTATTTAACTTTGTCAGACGCAAACGCAATTATTGAAGGACTTGTTCTTGATGACGATGTTGCGGCTTGGGATGGGTCGTCAAATGATAATAAAAATCGCGCACTTTACACCGCAACTGTAAGGATTGATCGCGAAAGATTTCTTGGGGCAAGAGCAACAGATACACAGGCTTTACAATGGCCGCGAACAGGAGTTAGAAAACCAGACACTTATGTAAATACATATGCTGTCGGATTCCCTTTTCGCATTTCAACAGATTATTTTACAGATACAGAAATTCCAGATCAGGTAAAAAGAGCGCAGGCAATATTGGCTGTTTATTTGAATAATAATCGGGATGGATTAGGATTAAGTGGACTTGAAGATTTTTCAAATGTTCAAGTTGGGTCTGTAAATATTACGCCTAATTTTTATGGGTCAACTGGCGCTGATAGGGTTCCGCCATTATTTGAACGCTATTTCACAGGCTTGCGAATAAGTGGGCCGGGTAACATTTCAATCAAAAGGA